GCTTTGAAGATGCAGGAAGGCAGGCATCCATTGCTGTATAGAATGTATCTTCGAAAGAAGGTTTCATTGGAAACATTAGTCATTCTTGATGACTTGGTTGGATATTCTAAATTATGGAAACGTTATGATGACATGATGATGAATGATTTGTTGTTTCTAATGGAAAAGTATCGTCCGTTCTTTCATCAGGCGATACAAATAGACAAAGGCAAGTATCGTAAAATAGTGCTTGACTCCTTTGCCTAAAAGTAGTACAATAAATGCTTATATTATGATACTGTGGATACGATAAACATACAACGCAAATACGAGGTAAACATATGTCTTTTGCAACTCTAAAGAAGTCACGTGGTAATTCTCTATCACGTTTAGTCCAAGAATCTGGTAAACTAGCATCTGGTGGTCAACAGCAGTCTTCAGGAGCGGATGATCGCTTTTGGAAACCTGAAGTTGATAAGTCTGGTAATGGTTTTGCTGTGATTCGTTTCCTACCTGAACCAACTAACGAAGATCTTCCATGGGTTAGAATTTTTGATCATGGATTCCAAGGTCCTGGTGGTTGGTACATTGAAAACTCCTTAACAACTATCGGTGAGAAAGATCCTGTTGGTGAATTTAATTCTACACTATGGAACAACGGAACTGACGCTGGTAAAGAGCAAGCACGTAAACAAAAGCGTCGCTTGAAGTATCACTCCAATATCTATGTCGTAAAGGATCCTGCTAATCCACAAAACGAAGGCAAGGTATTCTTATATTCCTACGGTAAAAAGATTTGGGATAAATTGAACGAAGCAATGAATCCAGAGTTTGAGGATGAGAAACCTGTAAATCCTTTTGACTTCTGGGAAGGTGCTGACTTCAAACTAAAGATTCGCAACGTTGAAGGTTATCGTAATTATGATAAGTCTGAGTTTGATTCACCTTCACCTTTGTTGAATGGCGATGACGATGAGTTAGAAAAAGTGTATAATTCTATGCACTCTCTTGCTGACTTCACCGACAAGCGTCACTTTAAATCTTATGACGAACTAAAGGCAAAACTGGATCGTGTTCTTGGTTTGACTGGTGTGACTGCACCAAAGACCAAAGCAGAAGATACAGTAGCAGAAGCACCTGCTATGAAGTCTGCTCCAGCACCTAAAGTAAGTGATGAGGTCTCCTTCGATGACGATGATGACGAAAGTCTATCGTTCTTTGAAAAACTAGCAGAAGAAAATTGATGCCACTCTAATGCTAGTAATTTTTGGGGGAGCGTTCTGCTCCCCCTTTTTTATGCAGCGAAACTTTTACCGCAACCGCACGTTGCTGTTGCATTGGGGTTTTTAATTACAAACTGAGAAGTTAATCCATCGTCCTGATAATCTACTTCACATCCGTCAAGATATTGCATACTCATAGAGTCAACCAATAGATTACCGTATTCAAAGTCGCCTTCTTCCTTCTGCTCTTCAAACGTGAATCCATAGTTGAAACCAGAGCAACCACCACCTGTGACAAAAAGTCGTATCTTCATTGTGGTGGCAGTCTGCTCACTCATTAGAGTTTCGAGTTTTGCCTTTGCGTTATCAGTTAGTGTTATCATACTGGACCAAGTACCATATCATTTGCAACACCTAAAGATTTGTCTCTTCTTGCTTTTGGAGGTATTGCGTTTGTTGTACTGCTTGAAGATTTAGTAGAATTATCAACAACTGTTGAACTATTATCAATAACTGTGACTCCACCAGAAGCTCCCTGTGCGGTAGAAACTGAATTCACCACACTTCCTGAACTTCCACCAGAAACAGAACCAGTTCCAGATGGTCCAACAGAACCTCCACTTTGAGATCCAACACCTATATTGTAATATTCAGAAGACTTACTTCCATATTGATCTTCTTTAACTTCACCCATCTTCAATGCTTTAGCACCACTCCATCCAGTTAAGTGTGCTGCTGCTAATAGTCCTGCAATCTGTTCTTTACTTTCGCTACCTGTTATCACACCCTTTGCTCTCAAATAACCCATATTCTTTTTAGTGTATGCTAACATTGCTTGTTCTTGTATTTCTGGACTGTTCAAGAACTTTTCTTTAGATAATCCACCAACCCAATTGTCATCATTATCTAATGCTTTGTTTCCTTTCTTTCCAGTCCCAGGTTTAACCAATCCAATATCTTCAAGTGCCATAGCACCTAACTGATATTTCCCAACATATCCGATAGTGTTTACTGCTTTGTAATTGTTGCTACTCTCACGCTCACCTATCTTGCTTGCATAGGATTGGAAGTTTATTCCTAAAGAACTGTCTGATGGTATTGCTGCACTAACTGATTTAGCATTAGACTGAGTCGGTGTTTGGTTCAACATAGAATCAGTCAAAGTGCCTGTTGTTAATGCTGCAACTGCTTCCTGACCACCAAGTGCTGTTACATTAGCAATAATATCATTAAGTGCTGCTCCATCTCCTGATGTTTTAGCAGTATTAAATGCTTGTTGAAGTCCCTTTGCCAATGTTGGTAATTCATTTACTTGCCCACCAGTTCTTCTTGCCAATTCGTTCTTAACATCACGCATGGCAAAAGCATTAATATCATTTTCGTCTATAATTGCTTGTAGTTCATTTGCAGACAGTTCACCTAATCTAGCGGTGTCGATTTTATCTTCTCTAAGGAATTTTGAACCATATATTCCCTTTGCCTCAGCACTCTTAAGAGGTTTAGCAAACTTTTCTGCTGCAGCGTCAAACGTTTTATCTGCTGCTTCAAATGCTTTCTCTGCATTTTCTAGCATCTTCATCGTAGACTCGTCTACTTCAATGCCCTTTGCATGATACTCGTCAATCTTTGCTTTTAGTTTATTATATCTTTTTGCTGCTTCTTCTCTTTGTGAGAATAAAGATTCTACTTGGGCACGTTCGCTTTCTATTGCGGCATTTACATTTAATTTCTCTTCAATTTCTTTACGCTGTTTTAGATATGATTCTTCACTCATCATACCATCTGCTCTTGCTTGTTGCAGATCCGCTAATGTAGCATTAAGTGATTCTCTTTCAGCGTCAAGTTTTGCACTTGACTCTTTGAACTCTTTGTCGAAGTTTGGATCAAAGTAATCTCCCACCCACTCTCCAACCATATTTCCTAACGATGCTCCAAGTGCTATACCAAGTGGACCACCAACGACACCAATAGCACCACCGATTGCCCCACCAATTATACCACCAAGATCCTCACCTTGTATCTCTGTAGCAATATCGTCGTCTAATGCTGCACTAGCAACATCCCACCCATCTTTAGCATTAGAGGCAATTGCCTCAACAACTGTTAGTGGTGGAAATATCTTAGCAAATATTCTTGATGCTTTTGATGCAGGCAGTAGATCATCAGCAACCTTTCCTGCTTTTGCAGCGTCATCTGCTGCCGACCCTGCTTTAAATCTATCATCAATCTTATCAAGTGCATCTTTTAGAAACCCTGGTTTACCTTTGCTTGCTGCTTTTGCTACATCATCTAATTTGTTTGCTGCCTTTCCTGCTGCTTTTGCTGCATCATCAACCTTACTCGCTGCCTTTGCCACATCATCTGCTTTACTTGCTGCCTTTATAGCATCGTCTACCTTTGAACCACCCTTTAAAAAGTTCCATACTTTCTTTAGACCAAGAACGGATAGTCCTGCTGCGGCAACCGCTGCAGCAGCTGCTCCAACTCCTCCTCCACCACCACCTTCGACAGTAGTGCCAGCAGCTGCGCCAGTTATAGTTCCAGCAAACCTTTGTTTCTTTAAAAGGTTTCTTTGCTCCATCATATTTTCTCGAACAAATTTGTAGTGCTCGTCATGGAGTTCATAGGTGTCCGACAACCAAGTCTCAACCCTACCTAATGTAGATTGCATTTTAACTTGATTCTTTATAGACTTGTCTTGGAATTCTCTAGTCTTCCCAAAATTGAAAAATGGTAATGCCATAGTAGACTCTTATTTTCGTTGTTTATTAAGTTCTTCCATCTCTTCCAAAAATTGTTTCAACATAGCAACATACACATCACGTTCAAATGGCATCATGTTTTCTAACTCTGTGAGCGAATACTTATGATGATGCATTAAAGCAAAGTTCATCTGATACATGTTTATCAAACTATCATGCATCAGACCAACATAAAAAAATCTTTCAACCCCTCCACATATGCAAAATCTTTTTCTTTACACTTTTCACATTCCCATTCTATTATGTGACTTAGTGAAGGACCATCTGCAAAGAAAGACATTATCTTTTCAAATTGTTCTTTGTTCAAATGATCCAACCACTCTTCTAGTTCTTGCTCAGTAAAATCATCATATATCTGTTCGCTATCATAAACATACTTGATGTTTTCTTTCACCATAGCAAATAAATTCTCAGCGTCTCTTTTCATGATCTTTTCTGATGTATATGTGGGATAATCTAATTTTATTCCAATCCCACCACCAAGATCTATTTTACCATCACTAACATTACCTGTTATTGATAAATCTTCGATGTTCAAAATATATTTTGTCTTGGCATCACATTCGTTATTTCCACCATGACTTAAAATCATTTCTATCTGTTCACTAACAGACTTTGCTCTAATTTGCATGAACAACCATTCAATGTCAAATGTAGGCAACTTATCAACATCAACTTTACTTTTGATGCAGTTCTTTAATAATTCAACGACAGCATCAATAATAGTTTGTCTCTCACCATCTTCTAATGCAATTAATAATATCTTTTCTTCTCTAACTAGAAATGGTCTAAACTTAATTTTCTTGCCAGTTGAAGGTAATGTAGTTGTAAACTCAGGTACAGATAATGTAGGTAACATTCTCAATCTCCAATGTTAATTATGTAATCAGTCTTCCATTAAATCTCGCTTGTGGGACTTCACTTTCGTTTGTTTCTTCTTTAGAAACTGTATCCACCAAATAATATCGTAATCCAAATTGCGCTGATACTTTAGCAATTGAATCGTCTTGCCATCCCATCTGAACTCCATTGACACTGATAGGATATGCATCAATTAACTTTGTTGTTGTTCTTAACTCTCCAGTTTGATCATACTGTTTGATATCTACAGTTGACTTATAATCATCAAAATACTTGACGTTAAATGCTCCACCCTCACCGCCAACTGGTTGAGTGTCTATCATTTTACTCATCCACAAATCAAGATATCTCTTTTCAGCAAAATCCTCACTACAAATAAATGTTATAGTCACATCTGGATACATCTGTGAATAAGGAACCTTTGTTATTGGACCATTATTTGTAAATCTATGATCAATGGTCATATTACTTCGACCAGGAATTTCAACTGAATCTGCTCGATATGAAAGTTCTCTAATTATTTCCGTGTCGTTTCCAAGTGCTCTCGGTGGGTTGATTATGACCTCAAAGTGTGCTGTCTTAGCAACACCCCTTCTTAGTCCTTTGCTGATCATCTCGTTTATATTAAATGCCATTAGATCATCTTCCTAGAGTCTGCGTAAACTTTTGCAACAGTTGCCTTTTCAAACCGTTGCGTTGGTAGCATTAAAGCGATGTCCCATTCTGTAGAATTGATCTCAATAAATCTTGAATTGACATTACTTGCTAGATAATGCTTGAATGTTGGTTTGAAATACTTAAATCTTGAAGCACCATTTAATATATTGTATGATAATCTTAATCTAGTTGTATCATCATACTTCTTGTTCGTTGTGACATCGTACAGTGAATCCATAAGTCTAGCACGTAGTGTTGGTGGCAGATAGTGTAGATTCA